GGTTGATTGAGTCAGTGCAATTGGTGGAATTGTCCATCACTGCGACGCTGAGGCCACCTTGTCTTTGACGACAAGTCGGATATAGGTTTCGTTGATGATCTGTTTGGAGATCTGCTCAAGCGCAGTTTCCGCCGGGTCATCGTCTAAAACATAAGAAAATAGACCAACGGATGCCTCTTCAGATTTCCTCTGGCGATCTTTTACTTTACGTACAAGATCAGAATATTTGTATATTCCAGGGGTCATATTGAAGACATCAGCGTTGACTATAAACTCTTTGCTTGCCCTAGACTTTTTATCTTTGGACATGGATAACTCCTTGTTTCTAAGGTTAGAGATACGGGCAAAAGCTTCACTTACCACTCTCAGAGTGTCTTGTGGAGTACACGACTGTGACCTCCAATATATCTTAATCTCCTTAGGAGATGAAGGAAATTGGAAAACGTCATCCCAATCATGAACATCAAGTAGTTCATTAAGGGTTCTCACTGGATCTGGTGATAAATAAGCCAGATTGACCAGTGGGGTCAGACGAGGGTCCTTTGAAGTTGGATTATATGCCAACTCCTGAAGGATCCGCAAGGAAACAGCCGAACCATCCCACCAAATAGGATCTGTCTTGAATAGATCCGATTCGGAAAGTTTAACTTTCCCCGAGACATATGTCAAGATCTTTCTTAACGAAGCGACCTTGTGGGTTACCAAACCCCGGATAAATTTATCTGTTGGAACAGAAAATTTTTCTTTTAACATGCCTCCGAGGCCCTTGGGTATTAGCTCAAAGGCCTTGATGTAGGAAGTTAAACTAGGAAAGAGCTTATGAGGGTTTAGACCTATAGCGAAATATTGATAAGATATCTCGATATTGGCCTTAGAGATGGAACGCCATTTGATTGGAGTTACATCCCTCCCTTTCCAAAGAATTTTACCTGCAAATTCAGTAAGCAGATTGCCGCTAATGGATTTCTTAACGGAGATCGGAATACCGCAATCGTGCAGAACAATTTTGTATTCCCTGGCTAAAACATCGTCAAGAATAACGATGTCATCGCCGAGGATACGGTAATTGGCCCTTGGAGATAAACCTAAATGGTTACATAAACCTCTTAGAATCGCATGGTGAACTAGGGCAAATAAGGGAAAGGAGGGTCCAAGACCCATAGCCTGACCTTTAACATACCTATAATCCTCACCCTTGTAGGTGTAATACAAATCAAACATTGCACCCAGAAGATCGTGAGGTACACCAATCAGCTGTAGAAAGCGTCGCTGCCAGATTTGGGAGAAGTTATCCGTAGCAGAAGATAAATCAACTGCATGGAAAGACCTTTTCCCAAAGGATCTTTTTAAGAATCTGACAGCTTCTTCTTGATCATGAGTTCCATCCTCCATTAAACCTTTTAACATGGATAAAAGTTGATCTTTTAACGGTTTCAGGGCCCATTGGAGCCATAGGTTGGGGATAACGATGATACGCTGCTTCATTCCAGATTCTGGAATGACATGAATATTACCGCCCCAATTGTCGTCAATTTCGGATTGAGAATAGGACCAAAGTTCTAGCCCACTAGGTGGGACAACTTTGTGAATTCTATTCTTTATAATCGTAGGAAAGCGTGGTTTAGATATCACACCTTCATAACGACCATTCAAACCTGGTTTGATGGCAACAGATGAAGAGAAAGGACTTGGTTCGATACCCTTATCATGGTATCGCGCCCTTAAGTCACCTACAAATGCCTCCACAAAAGGAAGATAGGCTTTCTGAGCCTCTAATTCTTTGTCGGAGAAGGGAGTGGATAGGTTTAACACCGAGTCCATGACCTTCTTTGGGTGTACTCCTCGAAAGAGATGATATAAGTTCAAGATGGAAAGACACAATCTCACCGCTTTATAATTATCTGCATCAATTGCTATCAGCAAATAACGGAAAATTGGATATGATGGTATCTTTCGGCCCTTGTACCACTGGTACTTGGTCCATGATGGGAGATTAGGTTCTCTCCTACCATTTATAAGTTCAATCGCAACAACTTTAAGGTTTTTCAACCTCTCGGTGGTCCAGATCTTACCAGATGACTGAACCCATTTATCAATGGGTATCATCTCTGTCGGATTCTTGACAATAACTCCGAGTTTAGTTAATGCTTCCGCTGTAGCTATAAAGGCTTCATTTAACATGAGTGCCTCCAATAAATTGAAGTAGACTCTGCCTAGTAGCATACATGGAGTTCACAAACTCTTAGTATGTACAGTCGAAGACTGTAAAGAAGGGGTAAAAC